AATTCTAAAGGCAGCTTAATTAAAGAGATTTGATATGTGACCCCTTTCGTGAATAAACGTTAGGGGTCTTTTTAGAAGGGAGATAAAAACATGGTCACTAAGAAAATTACTTATACAGATTATAAAGGAAATCAGAGAACTGAGGAATTGTGCTTCAACTTGAATAAAGCTGAGTTGGTAGAAATGGAACTTTCTACAGAAGGCGGTCTACATGCTATGCTTCTTAAAATTAAGGAAGCCGAGGACATGCCGCAGATTGTAAAAGTATTTAAGCAGATGATTCTTAAATCCTTCGGCGTAATTTCTAATGATGGAAGAAGATTCATTAAATCTCCTGAACTTTCTGAAAAATTTTCTCAGACAGAGGCCTATTCAGAATTATTCATGGAGCTTGCATCAAATCCTGATGAAGCCGCTGCATTCGTAAACGGTGTAATCCCAGCAGAAATGGCTTTAGCAGCTGAAGAAGCTGAAAAGAAGGGCGAAATCGCTCAGTTTTCTAATGTGGCTGAGGCAAAATCCATCGCTGCAGATGTTATGAGATCTGGTAATTAACATAGAACAGGAGAATAGAGAGAATGAAGAAAATCCATATATCACAAAATAGATTTTTTAATTCGTCTACAAATGAGTTCATAACTATAAAAGAACAGGATATTCAAATGGAGCATTCTCTCATCTCAATTTCAAAATGGGAGCAGAAATATCACAAACCTTTCATTGCGACAAAGGAGAAGACTCCCGAAGAAATGGCATATTACCTTGAATGTATGTGTATGTCACCAAACGTTGATCCATTAGTGTTCAGATATATGCCACCCAACCTTGCTAGTGAAATAAATGAATATATTGCAGATCCGATGACTGCCACCACTTTCTCAGATACTCAAAAGGGGAATGATGGCAGTTTTCTTACAAATGAGATCATATACTGGCAAATGATTACATTAGGAATTCCGGTGGAATTTCAGAAATGGCATCTTAACAGACTATTAACTCTTATCAAAGTTTGTTCTATCAAGAACAACCCCGATAAAAAGAAAATGACTACGTCTGAAATATATAAAAACAATCGAGAATTGAATAGGGCTCGCAGGGCGGCAATGCACAGTGCCGGATAAGTAAAGATGGAGGCAGAGAAATGATTACTTTCTCTTCAAAAGGAAATTTTAAGAAGACCTTTAGTTTTATGGAGCGGGCAAAAGAAGTAGTTCATTTAGGTAATTTAGACAAATACGGTAGGGAGGGCGTTGCCGCATTGGCAGCTGCCACTCCTATCGATACTGGAAAAACAGCAAGTTCATGGGTATACGAAATTGTTAGGGAAGCTGGTTCAGCTTCTATTGTTTTTTCTAATACAAATGTTGTAAATGGAGAGAACATTGCCATTCTCCTGCAATATGGTCATGGGACACGTAACGGAGGTTATGTAGTTGGAAGAGATTATATCAATCCAGCTATACAGCCTATTTTTGACAAAATGGCAACTGACGCTTGGAGGGAGGTTACAAAATAATGGGAGCAAATGTTGATGAACGTATTGTCCGAATGAAATTTGATAATGCCCAGTTTGAAAAAGGCATTGCAACCAGTATGTCCTCCTTGGAAAAATTTCATAATTCCCTGCATTCAAAAGAGGGTACAAAGGGATTACAGGAAGTTGCGTCTGGCGTCGAAAAAATAACCAGTGTATCTACCGGATTAATAGCCAAAGTTACAGCTATAAGTAGAGTCACAAATGAAGCAATTACAGTGGCAAAGAATTTTGTAAAGACATTAACAATTGACCCTATTAAAACTGGTCTGAACGAATATGAACTTAAGATGGGTTCTGTTCAGACTATTTTAATGGGCACTGGTGAAAGTCTTGATGTCGTAATGGACAAACTGGAAGAACTGAACAGATATGCAGATAGAACTGTATATTCATTCCAGGATATGACATCAAATATTGGTAAATTCACCAATGCTGGAGTAAAACTGGACGCAGCAACAAAAGCAATTCAGGGCGTATCTAACCTGGCGGCTGTGTCCGGAGCAAATGCAGTTGAAGCATCCAGAGCCATGTATAATATTTCTCAGGCTCTTGGTACCGGATATATGCAGTTGATTGACTGGAAGTCAATTGAAAACGCCAATATGGCAACAATGGAATTCAAGCAAACACTTATTGACAC